CAGCGCCGCGCTCGTGAACTCCTGCTCGTACTTGGCGTCAATGCGTTGCGCCGTGTACATGCTCAGGCGACGGCTTTGCTCCTCGAACGCCAGTTGCTGCGCCTGATTTCCCAGCCCGTCCTTGATGGCTTGCCGGCTGTCCTCCAGCGACTGCACCAGCCCCGCCCGCGCGTCCACCGCCGCCTGTCCGCGCAGCCCGAAATAGCCCTGGTCACCTGGCTTGTTCGGGTCGCCCGCAAGCATCGCGTTGGTTTGATCCTGAAACCCGTTGTACGCCTTATCGACCGCGATGTTGTTCGCCCGCTGCTGCTGCTGCACCGCGATCTCGCCGGCCACCTCGCCGGCCTTCTCGGCCTGCTGCCCCAGCCCCAGCACCGCCGCCCCGACCTGCGACCCGAAATCCGCCGGCGTCGCCTGCTGGCTGAAGTAATCGCCCGGCACCGACGCAGACGGCGTCACCCCCGGAACCGGGGAATAGGGAACCTGCGGCATCAGTTAGTTCCACGTCCCGTTATCAATGTAGCCGCCGCCACCACCCCCGGACCCGCCGCTGGTCTGCAGGAACTTCCCGTAAGTCCCCCCGGCGCTGCTCACCCCGCCCAGGATCGAGGACCCCGCGCCGAACATCCCCGCCGTCAGGTCCTGCGACGACTGCGCCTTGTCCAACGCCGAACTGGCCGCGAAACTCATCGACTGCGTCTGATACCCGTACGCCTGCCGCGCCGCGCTGTTGCGGATCGTCAACGCATCGAGTTCGCCCAGCTCCTTGGCACTCGACTGCACATCCAGGTTCGATCCCGAACCCAACTCCAGCCCGCTCGCCGCCTGCTGCGTCCGGATCGCGCCGATCTGCGCCGCCGTCTTCAACTGCTGCGCGGAGACCTGCGCCTCGCCCGCCGCCGTCGCATACTGGGCGTTCTGGCTGGCGATCTGCGCGTTGTTCGCCGCCACCTGGCTCTGATACGACGCCGCGGCACTCGACGCCTGGCCGCTCTCCATCGCGCCATAGGCGCCGACGCCGCCGCCCAGCAGGGCCGCCCCCGCCGCGATGCCGGCCGCCGCAACGGCGCTCATCGGGCCGCCCGCCCGATCCGGCCGCTTCGCGCCAGGGCCCGCAGATCAGCCTTCGCCGCCCGCTTGAACGCCTCGATGCCGCCGCGATGCGCCAGGCAGTAATTCACCAGCGACGGGAAATCCACCTGGATGTTGCGGTCCCGCAAGCCTTCGAAATGCCCGGCCGGCATCGCATACGGCAGGCAGTGCTCGAACACCGACCGGCACACCGCCTCCCGGTCCAGATCGGCAAAATCCACCGTCAGCACGCCCGGCCGCTCCGCGATCCGGTCCAGCATCCGCGCCTCATACGTCATGTTCCGGCGCAACCGGTCCGCATCAAACACATACCCCTCCAGAACCTTGACGTGGCTCGCCAGCACGTCGTCCACCGGCCGCCGCACCACCACGACCCGCATGTCGGGAAACCGCTGCGCCAGCAGCATCCAGCCCGGCGCCGCGCCGGTTTCCGCGGTGCCCGTGTTCGGCCGGGCAAAGAACCGATCAACATCGGCCATGCTCCGCATGCCGACCGCCACGTCGTGCCAGCACGTCCAGCCGCCATAGGTCAGGAACCGCGACAGCCACTTCGTGCGTGACCGCGGCAGCGCATAGACGATGAACGGCGCCATCAGCCGGTACGGCTCCAGGTGAACGGCACCACCGCCTCACCCGCCCCGATCTCGAACCCCAGCCAGGTCAGCAGCCGGATCGCCGGCGCATAGCGCGCGTCCGTCAGACCCGACAGCCGCGCAAACATCTGCTTGTAGCGCTCCGTCGCCTCCCGCAGACAGCGCGCGAAAACGATCCAGTGCGGCACCGTCCAGCACGTCGTCAGCAGCCACGGATGCCCCTCATCGGCCAGCACGCCGTCGGCCCCGACGCCGTACATCGCCATCGCCACCCCGGCACTCACCGCCGTCCACGCCTCGATCGAGTGCGCCAGGCCGTATTCCAGCGCCGCCCGGTCGGTCAGCCCGATCGCCGCCAGTTCCGCCACGTCGCCGTCCCGCAGATGCCCGACCATGGCGTCCACATGCGCGGCCGTCGCCGGCACGATCCGGATGCCGTCCCGCACCATCCGGCCATAGGTCTCCCGCGCCGCGTCACGCTCGCACTCGGGAAACGCCGCCAGCCACTCCGCCGGAGAGTTCGCCGGCATCAGGCCTCCCGGCCCGGATCGGCATCCTCCTCCAGCACCACCCGCGCCGGCCGGAACACCGCCCGGTTGACCGCCATGAACCCGTGCTCGATCATCGTCCGCCCCGCGTGCAGCCAGCGCCCGTCGATCTCCGGATCCCCCTCCAGCCCGTCCAGCACCCGCAACACACGCTCCTCATGCGCCTTCAGCCGGTTCACCAGAGCAACCTTCGCGTACGGCTGGGGCTGGTAGCCCGCCACCGGCAGGCCCGCATAAATCTTCCTGACCATCAAGTATCTCCGACTGAAATTTCCGGAATCACTCCCAGCACCGTCGCCGGCACCGGATCATCGACTTGCAGCCACATCTGCCCGCCGGTGTCGTACAACGGGTCCAGCACGATGCGCTGATCCCCGGTCACCAGCGGCAGCGCCCCGCCCAGCGGTATGCGGGCGTTCCATTCCTTCACCGGAACCACCGTCGCCGCCGTCCGCCCCGCCTTCAGCCCGCGCGTGTCCCGCACCCGCACCGTTACCGCTGAAACCTTCTTGCGCTTGCCCTGGATGCTGCCGCCCGGCCCGTCGCCGGCATCGAGGTAAAGCGTCTGCAACTGGCACTGATACCCCAGCCCCACCACGACCGAAGACGCCGCGAACTGCAGCGTCACCTGCCCGTTCTGTACCACCTGAGGCGCCATCACGTTGCCGTCCGCCAGGATCGAAACCGTCATCCCGTTCAGATAGGACAGCCCCGAAACCACCGTCACCGGCTGCGTCATCGTCCACGACCCGCGCGCCGCCGGCACTGGCGTCAACGCCGGATCGTTCGGCATCACCGGAAATCCCGCCCCGATCGTTGCCACCACATGCTGGCTGTCAGTGCACGAAGTGATCGTCGCCTTGCCGGCAAACGCGCGGATCACCGAGCCAACATTCGCCCCCGAGAACACCGCCGCATCGGCCCGGAACGTCACGCTGGCACCCACCGTTTGCGCGCCAGCCCCAGGGTAGAGCCCCGCCGCCGGTTGCGGCTGCGGCAACGACAGCCCGCAATCGACGCACCAGGCGTTCTCGATGTTCGCCGGTATCCCCAGCGGCGGGTTGCCCTCGATCAGGAACCGGTCCGCCATCCGCTCGATGGTATAAACCCACACCCCGCCCAGCAGACGCTTCACCACGAAGTAAGTGGCAAAGACCACCGCAGTCGAAACCGTGCCGCCCGACGTCGTCGGCACCGTCTCCTTCACCACGCAAACCGACTGGAACAGCCCGTTGGTGTCATGCCGGCTCCAGGCATACACGTCCTGTTCCTTCAGGTAGGTGAAGGCCAGCAGAATGCCGTCGTCACGCACGCACCAGACGACCTTGAACGGCTCCTCCGCATACGCCCATTCGCGGATCGTCCGGCCGCTGAACAGATGATTGGACAGCACCGTCATGTCGGTGCCGGTGTAGATGTTGACGTAGAAGTTGTACGAAAGGTCACGGATGTAACCAAACGGATTGCCGAACAAGATGTCGTAGTTGGCGACGATCGGCGGCAAATCCGAGGCCCCGTTGAACGCCTGCGGCTGCGCCACGATCGCCTCGGGTGAGATCGCCGTCGGAATGCCGCCCTGGTTCACCCCGCCGCCCGAGATCAGCCACGCCCCGCTCGACGAAAACGCGATCAGCCCGGACGGCATCGGCACAAACGCCTTGATCGCGTTCACCTGCGTGCTTGCCAGCGTGTCGGTGATCGCGTCGGTCGCCTGCGACGGATTGGACGTGTCCATGTTGGTGAACGCGCCGGTCTTGGTCGCATAAAACGTTTCGGGATCGGCGGATGTCGCGCCGAACCATTGGCGCTGCCCGTAATACGTGGTGCAGCCCGGATTGTTGCCGCTGGCAAACGGGTTCTGATGGTTCGGCGGCGCGGTGGAAAAGTCCGGCGTCCCGGCCCGATCGATATACATCGTCCCTGTCGCGCTGCCGATCAGCCCCCACAGCGAACCCGCCGGCGCCGCGCCGCTCGGCACCTCCTCCATCCGGTAGATGTTGTAAAGGTTCGGCGCGGTGCCCGGCGGCGGCGTCCAGTTCAGCGTGATATAGGCGTTGCCGTCGGTGGACATGATCCGCGAATCGCCGGGATTGGAAAACGCCGCCGAAATGACGCTCTCCTCGCCCGACGCACTGACCGCGCTCACCCCATAGGTATAGGTCGTGGTGGTGGAATCGCCCGTCGCCGGCGCCTCGCCGCCATGCGTCGATACCGCCGTCCCGCCGGTCGGCGGCTGCTGCACCGCCGCGTAGCTGATCGCCGCAGCCGTCCAGTTGGTGTCGCTGTATCGGTCCAGCGACAGCGGCGCATAGGATGCGTGCGTCAGTGTCATCACGTCCGCCGACTGCGTCCATTTCAGCAGCGGCAGATCGGCCAGCGCGTAAGAACTGGCGATGGTATAGGCGGTGCTGACATTCAGCACCTGCGCCCCGTTCTTGTAGAACGCGATGTATCCCAGGCCAAATTCCAGCACATAGGATTGCAGCGTCGAGAACTGGAACGGGATCAGCCGCGGCGGCAGCCCGGTCCCCGGCGTCGCCGACGTCGCCACATAGCGCGTGCCCGGACGGGTTGGCGCGCCGCCCCGGTAATCAACGAAGAAATTCCGCAGCACCGCCGCGCCGACTTTGTACTTGGCAAGATCAACCCGCGCGAACAGCGACGGCGAGACCTCACCCGCCGCAAAGCTGGTCTGGATCAGATTGACGGACATGAAACCTCAAAGCAGCGGTTGATTTATATCCGCAATTTGCGTATATGAAGCGGGCCGAGGCAATCACGCCCGGCAAATCGAGGATTTTTCCCGATGTCCGATATTCCCGCCGACTACCAGGAACGGCTGAACATTCGCGAACAGATCGCCCGCATCGACCGCGCGATCGAGGAAGGCCACAAATTCACCGCCGAACAGCACAAGCTCATGGCCGACGAGCAGAAGCGCGCACAGGAAGCGCGCAAGATGATGGCCGAGGAACAGAAGCTCGCACAGGAAGCGCGCAAACTGGACGCGGAGCACGACAAGCTGCGCCGTGATCGCAACCTCGCTCCGTGGCTTCTCATGGCGTCGACCACCAGCGGCGTCGTCTCCGCCGTCGTCGTGTCCCTTATCACCCACCTCTGGCGATGACCCCGACCCGCCTTCGCGAATGCCTTGACGCGCTGGAATGGACCCAGCGCGGCCTCGCCCGCACCCTGCAAAAGCAGGAAGGCACCGTCCGCCAATGGGCGCGAGGCCAGGTTCGGATACCGGAAGACGTGGCCGCCTGGCTCGAAATCCTCGCCAGCTTCCACGCCCGCCATCCGCCGCCCGCTCCTTCGCGTGCTCAGTCGCCCGAGATCGCCCGGTCCGGCTAACCCTTCCGCGAACCAGCCCCGCTAGAACCCCCCGAACAGCGGCCCGTACGGCAGCACGAACTCCCCGCCGCCCGGCCAGACCATCCCGTGCCCCCGCGTGATCCAGTCCGGCGTGTGATCCAGCACCGTCAGGCCCTCGTTGCCGTCCGCCACCCGCGCTTCCATGATCCGCTCGTTGGCGATCTTCATCAGATCGTTCGCCCGGCCCTTGTCGCCCGACAGCGCGAAACACAGCTTGCCCGCCAGCGCTGCGACCATCGCCTCGGCAAACAGCGAGTCCCACAGCGCCTCAACCGTGAGGTCTCGCGTGTAAGACAGCAAAGCCTGATCGACGTTCGCCAGCACCACGGAAATCTGGTTGCCGTTGCCGTCCAGGTCCGTCGCCACGCTGAACCGCTGCCCGCCCCCGGCAAACCCGCCCCCGGCAAACCCTCCCCCGGCAAACCCGCTCAGGCCCACCCCGCCGACGCCCGCCGGAAAGATCGGCACCGAACCCGCGGCCCCGCCATAGTTCCCGATCAGCTTGCGCGCCGCCAGACAGTCCGCCGGATAGGCATACTCGTAAGACCAGCCCGGCGGCGGATACGCCGCAGACCACACCCCCGACACCGGATAGCCTGGCGTCTCCGCCGTCCCCGGCGCGCTCTTCAGCAGCGACAGCCCCGCCGTCGCACCGGCAAACCCCCAGTGCGCCGCGCGCAGCAGCTGCTGGCGCACCGGCATATAGATCAGCCCGACCGCGTTCGACTCGTTGCTGCCCTCGCCGAAACTGCTGATCGAGGACCGCGTCCCCGCATCCGACAGCGCCCGGTTGGCGATCGAAACCGCATCCGTCATGAACAGTCCTCAGTTGTCAGGAAGCGGAACGTGCCAGCCGCGCTAATAACAATCGACGTGCGCGGTCCACTTGAACGTGGTCGATGCTCCCATCGCGACCGTGCCAGCGTTCAGCGTGTAGCCGGTGGCAAGCAGTGCGACGTATATCGGACTGACCAGCGTCGAGACCGCCGTGGCACTGTTCGCCGGAAACAGCGAGACGACCGCCTTGAAAGGACACGTAAACGGCAGCGTCACAGTCGCGATCACCGCGCTCGCACTCGGTGAAGTGCCCGTGACAACGGTAATGATCTGGGCGTTCCCGGTGCCAAGCACGCTGACCGTCGGACCGGTCCCCGCCCCCGTCCCCGCCGCGATCGTCGGCGCGGTCCCGCCGGCAATCACATAGGCCGGCGCCGCGACACTGCCGCCCGCCAGCGGCTGCCAGGCCGAAGACGCCGCCTGGTAAATCTCGCAGTATCCCGCCGTCAGGTTGAACCCGGCCGTCTGATCGTTCGGCGAGGATGGCCGCCCGGCCGTCACCCAGGCCGGCACCGTCACCCCGCCACACACGGCACTCGTTGGCTGCGCCAGCGCCCGGCCGGGAAACCCCAGCAGCGGCAGCCCCGCCCCCAGCCCGATACACGCCGCCAGAGCCAGCACCGCACCCGGCCCGCGCCGCACCGTATCCAGCCACGCGCGAAGCACCCGCAGCACGCGCCTGAAAACCGTCCTCATGCGCCTATCCCATGCGCGCCGATCGTCGCCGTCACCGGCCCCGTCGCCACCACGCACTGCACCTGGTAGAACGCCGGCGCATAGTCCTGCGCAATGGCGTTCGCCGCCGCCGCGATATACGGCCCGACCTCGATCCGCGTCAGACCGGTCACCGTCAACGCCGCACTGGCAATCACCGTCCACGTCGCACCGCTCGAATTGTCGTAGCCCAGCAGCGTCACGGTCAGGGATCCGCCGCCGATCGCCGCGATGTTGATCGCCAGCCGCAGCGCCACGCGCGGATTGTAGAACGGCCCATAGACCGTGGTGCCCGCGCCTTGCGCCGACAACGTCGCCAGCAGTTCGTCCGTGTTGTTCACCAGCGTCGTCGCAAGCGCCAGGTTGCCCAGGTCGCTCAAAGGCGTCGTCATCTGTGATTGGCCTTCTCAAAGGGGAAACAGCGGCCGGCCGAAAGAAATCCCGGCCCGCCGCCCCGCGCGTGCAAAGCAGGACGCCGCCTAGTTCCCGGTCAGCGACTCTTCCGACCAGGTGATCCCGATCTCGAACACCGATCCCGCCGGCAGCGCCGCGCCGAACCCGTTCAGCGCGATCTGCTGGTTGGCGTTGCGCAGCACGTACGCCTTGTCGTTGACGCTGGTCCACGTCCAGATCAGCGGCTGGATGCCCGAACCGCCGCCCGTCACCGTGCCGCCAACCACACGCCCCGCCCGGATCAGCCCGGTATGCGTCCCCGCCGTCGGCGCCGCCGTATAGGCCAGCGCCGAACAGGACGCCGCCGGGTCGATCGGGTCATGCGAAACCGCGGTCAGGGCCGTGGACGTGCCGCCGGTGTTCGGCGCCGAACAGTAATACGCCCCGATCTCGAACGCCGCCGCCGCCGTCGCCGCGTAATACACTTCCACCATCAGCAGCCGCGCCACCACCAAAGGCGAACCCGTCAGCACCAGAAAGTCCTGCGGCGTCGCCTGCGGCGTGAACGCGTTGACATAGGCGGAATAGGTCGGCTTGCGCCCCTCGTTGTTCTCCAGTTCCTGCCCGTAGCTGTTGATGCCCTGCCCGGAACCCGAACCCAGATAGCCGTCCACCACCCGCAGCAACCCGGCAATGCCGGGAACGTTCGCAACGTTCAGCGCCATCAGGCAGCCCTCCCCTTAGCCACGGGATTCGCGGGTGGCGCCAGCGCACCCGCCAGCACCGCCGCCAGCGACGCAATCGCGTCCTGCATCGCCTTCTGCCCGGCCAGCAGCGCGGCAATCTCCGCCCCCGGCGCCACGCCAGCCGGCGCCTGGCTGTCCATCCGCTCCAGCAGCCCGCTCACCAGTTGCTCGACCGAACGCCCGCCCAACGGGTCCTGCCCCAGCGGCATCGTCCGCGTGGGGTCAAGCGTCGCGCCCGGATGCGCCTTCCAGTACGCCGCCATCGCCTCACGCGCCGCGTCGTTCAGCGGCTCCAGATGCGGCCCCGGAACGCCGGAAAACTCAACCTCCCGGCCTTGCGGGAACAGCTGATAGACCGGCGCGCGGATGCCATACACCGCCGCCGCGTTGTGATCCGCCCCCAAAGCCAGCAACTGCGGTTCGGGATTGAGCGCCATATACGCGCCCTTGCTGTCGGCCACCCGGTAACGTGGGATCGCCATATACCCTCCAATACAGATACGGCGGGCCAGGCCACTCCGCCCGCACCCGCCGCACCCTGAAAAAACCCGATTTGAATTAAGCGTTCGCCGGCCAGGTGAAGCCGGCCGGATACAGCGCCGGCTGATCGCTATCCAGCACGATCCCGGCCCATATCTTCCCCGCCGTCATGGTCGCCGAGCAGGTATAGGCAAGCGACAGGAACCGCGGCTTGGGCTGCGGCGCACCGAACGCCGTTGACACAAGAGTCCCCGACCCGGATGCGTTCGCCGACAGCGTCACCGTGGTGCCCGAGATCGAGGCGATCGTCGTGCCCGGCACCACGTTGGCGTTACCGAACACGTTCATCCCCTGCGACAGCCCGGTCGCGCTGGTCACCGTCGCCGAATTGCTCGCCCCCGTCGTGGTCATCGTCGTCACCACCGGCGTCAGCGGGAACTCGGTCACCTGGTCCAGTTCGAACGTGCAGATGCGGGTGCCGATCAGCAACTGCCCCAGCGGCATCGCCGGCGCCGCCTGCAACGTCTGATACCCGCCAGGACTGCCCGAACCGTTGTCCGGCGCACCCTGCACCGCCACCGTCAAAGTCGCCGAGGCCGTGGCACTGGTGAAGCCCTGCAACACCGAAACCACCAGTTTCGGCGACGGATAGGCGTTGCCGCCCAGATCGCGCGCAATCCCCAGATCGAGGATGTTGGTCGAGTTCGCCGTGACCGTGATCGCCGTCCCGGTCAACGGCTCGAACATGAGTTGCCCGTCGGTGATCATCAGACGACCCTCCCTTCCGTCGAGACAAGCTGATCGACGGTCCGGATCGGCACGCCGCAATAGCTCATCACCGGCTTGCCGTCCCACTTGTCGATCGACAGCAGCAGGTTCGGCTTGTTGTGCATCTGAATGCGCAGCCAGGTCCGCACCACGCGGTTGGCATACAGCACCGAACGCTCGCCCGTGCTGACCACCCCGCCGGCATCCGTCACCGCCTGCGTCGAGGCCGCCGAGGCCATCAGCCGCGGCGGACGCTCCAGCATCCGGTCCAGCGCGTTGATCAGGTTCGGCGCGGACACGCCCGAAAGCGTGGTCACATCGATGTTCGCCGCCCGCACCTGGAACCGCCAGTCCGCCACGAACAGCCCGGCTTCCCATTTGAAGTGAGAACGGTACGCCTGATAGGTGTTGCCGTTCCCGTCCAGCACCGGCCATTCGCCCATATCGACGTGCTGCAGCCCGGCCTTCTTGCCGCGCGGGAAAATCCCGTGGCAGGTGTCCTCGCTGAACGACAGCAGCGCGATCGAGGTGTTCGTCGAAGCCAGCCCGCCCATGTCCAGCACGTTCGCCGCGGTCTGGCTGTTCGACAGCGTCGCCGTCGAGTAATACGGGAACATCCCGGTGAACGAGGCGGGGCTGGTCGGCGCATAGCCGTAGAACAGCTGCCCGGCCATGAACTGCGACTGGCCCTCGAAGAACCGCCGGTCCTGATTGAGCCGGAACGCCGCGGTGTTGCCGTTCAGGTCCGCCAGGTCCTTATCAATGACCGAGTAGTCCTCGAAGTTGCCGCAGGTCGCGGTGATGATGCCGGACGTGGCCTTGGCGTTCGGCACGCCAACGTTCATCGGCCGCGGCGTCGGCACCGGCACCGAGGTATTGACCGTGCCCTTGTGCCCGGTCACCAGGTTGCCCTCGATCCACAGCATGTCGTCCAGGACCTCGTTGGCCTGGCTCAACAGATCGATGATCCGCGACGTTTTGCCGTCCGGGTCTTGCTCCCGCCCCCAGTCGGCGAGCGTGAGCGCGGTTGTACCTAAAGTAGCGATGGTAATTCTCCAGTCGGTGAGGCGCGCTCAGCGCGGCTCATTTCTGATTATGCGTGGGATACAGAAGCTGCGCCGTGCTCGCCGAGGCCCGCGCCGGGCTGCCGGTGACCGGCCTGCCCTCCCCGAGTGCCGCGGCAACGCGCGCGAAAGCCTTCACGATGGCCGGGTTGTTGCCCGCGCCGGTGAGAAGGAGAGCCTGGTTCAGGGCCTTTCTCTCCGGCGAATTGACCGGTCCGACGAAATCGTCGAACAGCCGCGCGACGTTGATCCGCATCGGCTCGAAATTGTCGCCGCCGATCTCCTTGTCGGCTTTCACCGCGGCCTGCCAGTCGGTGTTCATCTTCGTCCAGGCCGCCATCTGCGCCGCCGCCGCGTCGGCAACCTGCGCACCGACCTTGCTCACCAGCGCCTGCGCCTGGTCCTGGCTCAGCCCCAGCCTGGCCGCTTCCTCGCGGAACGCCGACAGCGCCGGATTCTCGGCACTCAGCCCTTCCGGCAACTCGAACGCGGTGTATTCAACCGGCTTGACTTCCGCGTCCGGTTTGGCGCCATCCTTGCCGGCGTCGGCCCCGTCCGCCCCGGCCTTTTCCTGCGCGGCCTTTTCCTCCCCAGGAGCCACCGCCGGGCCGGTCAGCACCGAAGCCTCGATCGCCGTCCCGGCGCCGGCCGCGCCCGCGGCATCAGCCGCCGCGGCAACGCCGGGCGAACCCCCGCCGGCAGCCGCGGCGGCAGAGCCGCCGGACGCCGTATCCGCGGCCGCCGCGGGTGAACTCGTTGTTTCAGACATAGGGATGTCCCGTGTTGTGAACGAAATGCTCGAACGCGTCGCCCGCGCCCTCTACGACATCAAACGGTCCTCGCTCGGAGGCGACCTCGTGCCGCCGTTCGAAGCGCTGCCCCGCCACGTCCGCGACGCCTGGGAAACCAATGCCCGCGCCGCCGTCCAGGCCCTGCGCAGGCCAACCGACCCGGTCAGGCAGGCGCTGCGGCACGCGCCATCCGGTTACCCCACCGGCGCATGGGAGGACGGCATCGATGCCATCCTTGATGACTGATCAAGCGCCCGACGGCTTGCTCCGCCGCTCGCGCTGGATATCGGCAATCGCCGCCGCGGCGCAGCGCAGCGCCAGATCGTCCGCATCGTCGAAGAACGACCGCACGTAATAAGGGTCCAGCACCTTCGCGGGCGACTGGCGGACACCGCCCCCCGCGCCCGAAACCGACGCCCCTGCGGACTGGACCTCGTTGCGGTAAAGCCAATGGTGCGTCATGGAATGAAGGATGCTCCCGTGAAACTGACGATCGAACCGACCGAACATTTCTTCGTGGCCGGCGATGTGATGGTGCGGATGTGGCAAGGCACCGCCGAAGACGGCACCCAAGCCGTGGTCATGGTGACCGCCGTCTGCACGCCCGGTCAGGCCGAGGCGATCGCCGAGGGCCTGGTCTCGATTCCGCCGCCCGACGCCGAGGCCGCGAAGCAATGGGCGCAGAAAATTCTCGACGGCGCCCCCCGTGAGCCGACCCATCTTAAAGCGTCAAATTGACGTATTTTGCGTTGTCCCATACGTCATAACGACGTATAAAGATCGTGCCTTCGGCAATGGGGTCGAAGGCCAACGGAGGAACCAGAGATGCGGATACGCATCGCTTGGGACTTCCGGTGGGGAAAGAGGCGGATCAAGGGTTCAATCGCGATCCGCTTCTAACCAGCCGGAGGGCGAGGGTCGAAAGGCCCTCGCCTTCCGAAATACCCCTGCAACGGTTGGAGAGCGAGGTGAAAAATGGACGGCCAATACAGCGAAC